TACGGTGCGAACACGTCCTTTTTGTGACTTTACCATAGCAACCCACATATCATCTTTAATGTGACCTACAAAGGCAAAGCCCTGAAAGCCCATAGCCATCAATGCATTGCCCTCTTGGAATGGGCTAATCCATAAGAATGGCGATAGCTGCATCAGATCGTATTCTGTCATGACGAACTGTTCGAGCGCGGACTTTTCTTCTGCTACGAACTCATGACCGCAGATGGGACACTCTGATACACGCGCATGAACCTCTGCATCACAAGATGGGCATGTTTTTGTGGGTGCTTCGCCATCAACCGTTTTTTCTCTGCCATCAAGATTAGCGACATCATCAATGCTGCCATGCGTAATCACAGACGTACCAAAGTCCATAACAATGCAATCAGTCTTGATTGTGTTTGGGTATAACTCAGGATCAACGATGCGTAGCCCACGACCAATCATCTGCACCATTGTGCCTTTCTGAGAGCATGGACGCGTTAAAACGACACAAGACACAGGTGGAGCATCAAACCCTTCTGTAAGCACGGCTACGTTGACCACAACCTGCAAATCACCATGCTCAAGGTCATGGAGCATTTGTGATCTTTCTTCTTTCGGTGTTTCGCCTGTCACAAAGTTTGCAGCAACACCAGACATAAGGAATGCATCACAAAGATGTTCGGCATGTTTGACGGTGGAGCAGAACACAACAGTCTTGCGATCCCCTGCTTTTTCCTCCCATTCCCGAACAATTCTTTCGTTAATCACTTGGCGATCCATAATCGCGGCGACTTCTTCCATGTCATATTCTTTGCCGCGTCTGGTGACATTATCCAGTTGATCATTAACGCCTAGATCGACCACAAAGGTTTTGGGGCGAACGAGGAAGCCTTCTTGAATCAATGCACCGATTTCGATTTGGTGTGCGCAGTTGTTAAATACAGAACGCAATCCCTTGCCATCACCGCGATTGGGCGTGGCTGTAAAGCCTACAATCTCTGCGCTATCGTTGTCCTCAAGCACAGCATCAATCACACGGCGGTACGTCTTTGCCGCTGCATGGTGGCCTTCATCAATCACCACCATGTCGAACTTAGGACGTTGCGCGAGGTTACGTTCACGAGAAATAGTTTGCACCATTGAGAATACGGCATCGCCATCCCAATGCTTGACCGTTCCATTCACAATGCTTGTTGTGATGTACGGGTTCACCTTTTTAAACTTGGATTCGTTTTGCTCAACAAGTTCATCGCGGTGTTGCACGATAAGAATCTTTTTGCCTTCCTTGTGGCGCTTACCAACGAGCGCAGAAAGCATGATAGTTTTGCCTGCACCAGTTGGTGCAACGACTAAGGTATTGCCGTGTTTGTCGAGTGCATTCAGAGCATCGCTTACGGCTACCTCTTGGTAGGGACGTAGTAACATAAAACACCTGTTCGCTAGAATTGGTGGGGGGATTGCGGCCCTCTGCCCCCCGGTCAGAGGTCTAGCAGGCGCGGATTGGCCTTGCCGCTAGATTACCTTTGCGCCCAAGACGGGACACCACCAGACGCTTGAGGCTGCGAAGGTGCAGCTTGCTGAGTGGCTTGCGCGGCAACAGGAGTCTGCTGCATTGGCGCTTGTCCGCTTGGGATAAATTCCCGCGAATTAGGTGTTAAAGCTGCGATCAAGCGATTGCTATCACTGTAGCCGTTAGTCCCTTTCTTAATACCAACTTTAGCACAGATTTCCATAGCGTTTAAGTCAAAAACACCAGAAATATTTCGTGCCTGTTGCGCTTCTGCTGAAACGTCCGCAGGATCAATGTTACGCGCACTTTCGACAAGTGACTTTAATGTGCGTAAACCAATCTCCTTGGCTTGCGGAATACCGCTTTGGCCCATCTTGTCACCATCGACAAAGACGCGATCCCAAAACTTACGGCGATCAAATTCGCCACCAATAATGGTGAACTCAAGTTCCATCCACTTAGCTGCTGTGTTCATGGATTTTTTAAACCAAGGTCCAGAGCCAAACTCAGGCACTTCAATGTCACCTTGCTTTACAAGGACGACTGCACGGCACACTGTGCCATTAGGGATTAAAGAAAACTCACGATCTTGTGGGTTATCATCGGCGGGTACATTATTTAAATTAAGCATTTTGTGCTTCCTCTTCGCTAGAGATTTGTGTTGCAGGATCAACGAATGTTAAATCCTTTGGTTGATCGGGAGAGCCACTAGACATCTTTTCCATCAGTTTGCCTAGATGCGGCTCTTCCAAGGTTTCGAGGCGACCAGAGCGATCTTTTGCAGGGTAGCCCCACTCATTCAATGGCTGACAGACAAACGCACGATACTGACCGTGATCCCCTGACAGGATTGCCATTGTAATTACTTCGTCAACAATTCCGGGCAATTCGCGTCCAGTCTTGCTGCCTTCGATTTGCAGCGCATATTGCTTGCGCCCATAATCATCTGTGATTTCGTCAAGAATGCCAACAAAAATTACATTCTTGGCGCGAATGTGCTGAAGATGTGTAAGCCACGACATCATCTCACGCCCATGCATTCCATAGGCTGCGCGTGTGTCTAACTTCCCAGAGCGATCAGAACGCGCCTCTGGCTGCTGTAAGCACCACTGAAAGCACAAACGCCCTGCGACTGTGATAGAGTCCACAAACAGAGTATCGTACTTCTGCCAGATGTCTCCGCTATCGCCATACATGGTGGCAACGTAATCGTAATGCGCTTGAGAGTAAGGTTGATCCTCACTGAGCGCAGGGTTTGGCCCACCTAAGAAGCAGGCTAGATCACGACACTCTGTCCATGTGCGCGGACGAATCACATCAATAGGATGTCCTTCGATTGCTGCGTCACCTGCCTCCAAGTCCATAAACAATGTAGTTTCTGGATTGAGTGTTCTAGCAAGTGTGGTTTTACCCACACCGCTTGGACCGCATACCACGATCTTGTGGCCTTTCTTTTCAGCTAAACGCTGATCGGCTGTAATAATTTGCAGGACCATTATTCTACCTCCTCAATAGTAAATCCACCAACTTCTACGGTACGGCATGGTTCGAGAACCGCCTTGATTGCGGGTGGGGCTGCTGTGTATTTGCGCTCTTCCACTGCGATTGTAAGTTTACCGTAATGACGCGCATCGTCTTCAGGCATGGCCTGCAATACGTTGCCAAGTTCATCTTGGTCCCACACAACCTTTTTGCGCACCGTAGCTTTTAGCTTACGATTGCCTGCAACGATGTATGTGGTTCCAAAGTCTTTGCCATCTGCGCGTAACGCATCAGTTGCTTGGACAAAGAAGGTATCATGGATTTGTTGTTCTACGTCTTTCAACTCTTCACGCATTTCACTAATGACGTGCTTGAGTTCATCTCGACGTTCAAATAGCTCACGACTATTCATGTCGATTCCTTTCCGCTTTAAATTACTAGAGCCTTATCTATCCCATATGAGTTGGGATTTGTCAACGACTTTTTTTAGATAAAAATATTTCTATGCCGAGGCATGCCTTCATTAATTTCTTTTTTAATTTAAATTCAGGGGTTTCTACGCCTTTGGCATCCTCAACCACCTCATACCATTCGCCATCTTTGTTTTGCTTCTGGTATCGAAAGTCAGCAATGTAGGCACAAATCTTTTCATCGTTGACCATGAGATTGTAACGCACCTGTAGTTCCAAGTCTTTGACCGTCCCTGCGCGTTCTAATGATTTAAGGTACAGGTAACGTTGTGATTCCCACTTGGAATCAAACTTGATTCCCTGCACAGTTACTTTCTTGTTTCCGTACTTGGGTCTTGACCCACGCCGCTTGGGATTATATACAGTAGGAAACGTCATTTATGGGAAGGAACCTCCATGCCAAAGCCTGAAAAATACAAATCAGTCGGTATATCAATAGACGCGTACAACAAACTGATATTCATTGCCGACCAAGAAGATCGTGCTTTGGGTAGACAGTTATCACGCATGATTGATGAAGCATACGAAGATGTTCAGGATCGTGTCAATAGCAAGCGCAGCTACCAACCTGCTGCCGTAGGCATAGGTGGCATAGCTTCAGTTATTGAAGACTAGAGAAGCCCTGCGCTACCCAAACCACCTAGCAGTGTTGCCGCCACTGCTGGGTTTTCTTTTGC